TTGGAATCCTTGTAGAATCTGTGAGTGTACTTCTTGAGATACTTGACACGACCTTGAATCCATTCAAGTTTCATGTTCTCTTCAAAGATGTCCTCCATATCAAGAACTGTCAGGAGACGCTCATACGCATTGTTGTGAATGACTTCGATGTTCGCCATCACATATCCCATATCGGACAATGACGGATGTGGTAGGTTCTCACCAAGTTTCGCCCAGAAACTTTTGACCGCAACCTCGATCTGGCCAACTGCCGAAAGAGTTCTTACGATAATCTCTTGTTCTTGGTCTGTGAGTTCAGTCCGAAACTGATGGATGTCTGACTTAAAGGAAAACTCCTTATCAGTCCAGAATCCGGAGTGCATGGCTTCCATGAACTCTTCAGTCCAAGGATAGTGATTAGGTTTGCGGGTGATTTGTTCTTCGAAGATGGTAGACATAGGTGGTACGTTAAATTTGTAGATAGTTATACTATAAGAAAAGAGGGTAAAAGGCAAGAGAAATCTTACTCGTTACTTGCTTTTCTTCGTATAGCTCTTAACGCACCTGTTTCTTCGTCTCGAAGTACAATCGTAGCATCGCGATTCCTTGTCGCGTACTTGTATATCTCAAATTGTTTTTCATCTTGGAGGTTGAGATATTTAGACCAACGTTCAAATTTATTCCTACCTGTCGAAAAACGACGAAAGACTTCACTGGAAACATCAAAGTCTTTGTATTTTTTCTTGCGAGCACCCAACGGGCGATCTGCGATTGCTACTGATCCTGTGGTAGTTTGATCCGCGATCATCTAATAATGTCCTCCTGTGTTATGTAAATGGTTTGGTTTGTTCGGTGATGGTGTGCTTTAAACACCGGCAGATCGAATATACGACCTACCGGCGCCGATTCCGAGATTGTGACCCAAGTATCCTGTTGTGCTAATATTTCTCCGGTCTTGGGTAATGCGATATCGCGGCCTAACGCATATTTTCCTTCTTCTATATTTCCTCCCTCATCGAGATACCACTCGTTGAGACCTTCTGCTTCGCACTTGTGTGGGTTGAATCCGGAAACTTCTTCAAGGATCTTGCCGATCTTACGATCAGACATTCCTGTTTCCTCTTTTATGAGATATAGTGCTGCGGCATAGGAGGCCAAAGTCGATTTACCCAATGGTACTTTATTGAGCAATCTTTTCAAATTATAAACAAGTTTATGAAAAACATTATATGCACCCTTCTCTTGGCTGGTTTCGGGTTTCTTCAACTTCTTTCCATTCTCATCTACTAGACCCAATTCATAGGCCGTTGTCTTCTTCCAAGGTGTGGTAAGAAGTCGTAGGAATCGTAAGGCGTAAAAGAAATCTCCGGCGCGAAGTAGTGACATTATAAGTTCTTTAGTTTGTTCGCAATATTTATATCAATAGTGATGTTTTTATACTGCGTAGTCGGTAAATAGTTTAAATAAATGAGGAATGTTTTCAATGCAGACCACAACTCATCGTCGATGCGATAAAACATCATACGAGTCGCGGCCTTTATATCAAACACGTTGTATATTGAAATTATGTGGTTTAAAACCAACCGTTCCTGAATGAGACCCGTTTCTCGGTATCGTCTCAGTAAACGAATGATGTACTTGAATCGTGCCAAGTCCTCATGAAAATCCTCAACTGATAGACAGCAAGGATTGTCATAATATTTGGCAGCATATAGTTCAAAATTTTTATTATCTAAATCATCAAATAACTTCATAGTCGAAGTTATTTATCAGCTATTCTCTGTCGCCTGCAAGAACTCCAGCAGTTTCGTCAACTAAACCACCAACAAGACCGATTCCGCCTCCAATGACTTTTCCACCACCTTCGACAATCCTGCCGGTAGTTCCAAGTATTACATTGAGACCCTTATCAGCATCACCAGTGATACTGCCAACAATGCGTCCACCACCTGAAACAGCAGAGGTACTCATTGCATGACCAGTGTCGTATGCAACACGAGATGTGCCGCAACCGCTGAGAACTAGAGCAAAAGAAATAATAAAAATTTTAGTTATTTTCATGTGCGTGTGGGTATAGTGTTATTATTAGAAAGTCGTGATACATCGTTCTACATCTTTTTCATATCTATGATAACAGCGGCAAGATCACCGATGGCCATAGTTACTTGACCATTTCGATTGTAGAGAAAGAACTTTACACCACTCTTGACGTTATCTTTTGCAAGAGTAATCTTTTCGACACGGGCTTTTCCAACAACTGTTTTGTTACGAGTTACGGTGAACTCCCTATAGACGAGTTTACCATCTTTGTAAATATCAGCCTTCGCCATAGGAGTATCATAAGCGATACCGATCTTGTCACCCTTCTTCAGTTCGTTGAAGATTTTGAGTCTTTTCTTCGGATCCATACTCTTGACTCTTTCTTCAAGAGTTTCCTCCTTGACTGACTCTTTGTACATATTCAACTCAAAGCTTTTACCAGTGTTATAAACCTGTACTTGAATTGCTCCACCCTTACCTTTGAGACGATAGGAGTTTTCCTTTCCCTTCGATGGTCGTTTGGGGCCCATTGCAACTTCACGATCAATCTCTTCTGGATCAACTTCAACCTTTAACTTCTTCTTTGCAAAGTCATAGGCGTGTTGCATTGCAGATGAGAAATCCTTGTGATAGATTTCATATCCTGTTGCAGACTTGAGTTCTTCGAGTGTCTCTTCCTTCATAGGAAATCCGACATTCTGTTTCTTGTTCGACTTAACGATCTTGAGTGTCTTCTTATCTTTGATTGAGATCGGAGGGCGTTCAGAGGATGCGATAATTCTTTCCGCACCCTTTTCATTCGATGCAGTACCAACTACCTTATTATTGTCAGCAGTGTCGATAACAATAAAAGGTTCTTTCATCTCTTTGATGGATTCCTTCTTCTCGTTGTCGGCTTTCCAACCAGCGTCAATCGCATTGTAGAATTCCTTTTCCTTATCTGCTGGTATTTCCGCAGGAGACTTAACACCAAACTTCTTCAACATTCCTTGAAAGAACTTTCGGTATGCTTCTTTGTCACCCTTTACATCCTTATCCGCACCTTCATCCAAACCAGCCTTTTCACGAGCAGAGAAGTAAGCGGCAAGTGCCATCTTCTTACGTTCTTCTTTACTCTTACCCTTGAACTGAGGAGCATCGGACTTGATGAAATCTTCGATCCACTCACCGGCATCTGCCCGTGGATCAAGTTTTTCTGTAAATACATTCAAGTCCTTAAGATGAAGATCTTTGAAATCTTTCTCACCCTTTGCGGTTGGTTCATCGACTTCTTTAACTTCTGGTTTCTCGTGGGTATAACCCATCTTGTCCATACGAACATGATCGTCAAAAGTCTTTGCCATGAATCCCTTACCCGTCTTCGGATCATACATCATGTGAGGTTTGAAATTGTCTTTGTCGTGATCTTTAGCCGCAACTTCTTTGACTTCGGGTTTATCATGAACATAACCCATTTTATTCATGCGTTCATGATCATCCAAAGTCTTTGCCATGAAACCCTTGCCTGTCTTGGGATCATACATCATATGGGGTTTGAAGTCGTCTTTAGAGTAATCTGATTTTGCGGCTTCTTTGACTTCAGGTTTATCATGAACATAACCCATTTTTTTCATGCGTTCGTGATCATCCAAAGTCTTTGCCATGAATCCCTCACCCGTCTTCGGATCATACATCATGTGAGGTTCAAAATCGTCTTTACTGTAATCTGATTTTGCAGCTTCTTTGACTTCGGGTTTATCGTGGGTGTAACCCATTTTGTCCATGCGGAGATGATCGTCATAGGTCTTGGCCATGAACCCCTTGCCCGTCTTAGGATCATACATCATGTGAGGTTTGAAATCCTTTTCAGACGCACATTCGTTCTTCTTCTTTTCGGTATGAACCTTTACGTTCTTTGTGTGGAGATCTTTGAAATCTTTCTCACCCTTAGACCTTGGTTCGTCAACCTCTTTGACACTCTTCTTCTCAATGATAGAAGAGACTGAGGCAAGTAAATCTTTTGATATGTCTTGAATATTCATTTTTATTATTCTCCAGTTGCTCTGCTTTGTGATAGTCCAGATTCGAGTTCTATTTCACCTACTTCAAATTGGATACCATCCAACGTTGATAAAAATTTGTTATTAGGAACAAACTTTGATTTTTGAATATCCTTGTTGAGTTTAACAAGAATCTTTTGGGCCTTGAGAAGTTCGGTGATTCCCTTATCGTTTGCCTTAATGTTCTGGACAGACATTGGATCGGGCATGAACTTTGCTTCTGTAGTCAGAACCTTCCCTACACTATCTAATAATTCTTTTGATGTACCTTTTATATCCATTTTTATGCTTCTACTCCTGCTTGTTTTTTTAAGTCTTTGATCCTTTGTGCCTCCGCCTTTTTGATTTTGGGTAGAAGTTTCTTTGCGATCTTTTTTATAAGTGCTTGTTTTTTCTCGACCTTTTTGTCAAGTTGAATTTTTTCTGAGTACGACAATTCTTGGTATGACTTACCTTTTACGAACTTTGCCCTTACTGCGTCACGAGCCTGTTTCATTGCTCGAACTTTTAGTTTCTCGGGAGTTGCCTTCTTCTTCATCGCGATCTTTCGTTTCATCGCGATCTTAGGCGCTAACCTCTTCATGATTCTCCCTCTCGCTATCCTTTGTTGAGGAGTAAGAGGTTTCTCTGACAAATATTCTTTAAATCCTATCATTTTTATTTTCCGGTAAACATTGTTATTGATCCAGTGACTGCAGCGGCCACCGCAGTGACCATCACCCAGAAGAACTTCGAAAAGGCCGAAAGTTTTCGTTCGTTTTCATTAGATTTAGACTCAATGGCCCTGATTCTCTCATCGGTAGTCGAGAGTTTTTCCAGAGCATTTCCGACAGTATCTTCAAGATTGTGTATTTTCTCTTCCGCCCTCGCAAGTGAGATGATGGCTTCAGACAACTTATCAATCTTTTGTTCGATTCTATCGAGTCTGTTTGCTTCGTCCTTTGTCATTCTTCCCATAAAGTTTTTTATTAATTTCTTTTATATCACTTGGTGTTGATTGTAGTGTGATCGATTCAGCTATCTGAACTACATTTCTTATATTTCCAAGAACACACTCAACCATCGCAAGTTTTCGTTGTATATCGATTGAAAAAGAATCTTTCAAACGACCGCCTGCGTCCTTTATCCACTTCTTTGCGATAGGACTTCTGACGGGAGCCTTGGCGAACTTACTTACTTTCTTGTACGCACCAAGTGTGGCCTTCTGCCAGTTTGCACCTTCAGAGTTATCAACAACTGTAAAGTCACCACCAAAGAAGTTTTGAAATTTACCGATGTTGTCCTGAACTTCTCGCCACATAACCTTTACCTTATCCGAACCGAGAGTTCTTGCTCTCTTTGCATCACGGGCAATTGCAGTTTCGAGGTTGGTGTTGACAAAAATCATTCCAACATCATAACCGATCTTTTTCAGAGCAGTGGCTTGTTTTTTAATTTTTGCAAAGTCCTTTCCGGTTCCGTCGATGACCAATCCAAGTCTTCCGTCGAGATAAAGATCCATCTTCTTCGCGGTAAGTTTCTTTGCTCCCTTACGAACTTCTTGACCTTTTGGACTGAAGATGTCTTTTGGTGTCGCTTTCAATCCTACTTTCTTTAGAGCAAACTCAAATACTTCATCGGAGTTTACGATGCGGAAACCTAATGCACTCAGGCCTGTCTTACCGACAGTAAAGGACTTACCGGATCCCGGCCCACCTGCTAAGAATATTGCTTTGAAAATTGCGGGATCGTCTACTCCCTCTTCAATATCTTTTTTAATATCTTCTTTCATTTCGCGAACTGTCCAACCTTGTTTTGGGACTTTATCGTAAATTTCTAATTCAGTTCCCTTTGGTGAGAGAACTGATAGGATTTCTGCTCCTTTGAACTTACCGACTTTAAATTTGAACTTAACGCCAGGAAATTCTTTTGCATAGTCTTTTTTGATTTGATTAAGAGTAAGATATTGGACAGCCTCTTTCATTTGTTTAGTCTTCTTTTTCATCGCTTCAATGAATTTTCGATAGACTGCTGCCTCGGAAGTTTTACCCATCACTCTTGCTCTTTGTTCCATTGCAATCGCTGCTTGAATTTTGTGGGCGTGTGTTCGGTCGGCCTTCTTAATTTTTGCGACACTTGCTTCCGCAGTAGCGACATCCTTAAAACCAAGACCATGAATAGTTCCTTTAGGATCTTCGTCAGTGTATAAATCCGAGTGTTTTTTAGATTTCGCAGGTTGTCCCTTTTTACGAGGAATACGAGGATTATCCTCTTCATCAAATAAAATCTTTTTTCGTGCGGCCTTCTTATCTAGTTCCTTCTTCTTATCTTTGTGAACCTGAGTCTTAGATCCCATCATTCCCGACTTATTCTTTCGGACATTGATTCCGGGCCCTGGGCCAGTACCTTCTGATACGGGAGCGGCAGTTAGAACAACCTTTGCGTCCCTTCCTTTACGTTTCAAAGTTGCAACCATTTTGTCGGCAAGTCTTTTACTACGAACAACTTTCCAGAATGTCTTCTTTCCTTTGAACATAATGGCGTAATTGTTGGAACCTTCCCTTTCAAGTTCCTGTGCAATCTCACGCCTTTTAAAACTGCTAATTTCTTTCAACTTGCCCATGTTCTCTATTTATAATTTACTCTTCTTCTATACGGATCAATAAGTCGTCTTTTCCACTAAAAACTCTATGAAACGTATTTTTTTCTATGTAATATTCTTTACCTTGTTCTAGTTTCTTTGGCAACTCGTTATCCATTTGAAGTTCCCAACTCTCACCGGAGATGATATAAATTGTCCTGTTGTTTCTGTCTCGATGCCATTCCAACTCCGAGGATTCTGCATTTGCGAAGATCTTTCGAAAGTGAGATCCATCACAATAAAAGTCGTTGTAACTACCACCATCCATCTGGATTATCAACTTGCATACCTAGAGATTGTGCGAAACGAGGTAGACGACAAGACCAATATGATGGTTTTGTTTTGTCGTTTCGAGTAGAACACTTATGACGAGCCGCAAAGGCTTTCCTTGCCTTGGGATTATTAAGTTTTACCTTAAGACCCGTTGTGTCACCAAACTCGATCTTCTTGATATTCTTTGTCTTTGGATCTCGAACATAAACATAGAACTTTTTATTACCACCTCTCTTGGGTTTGTTCAGTTCTGGATCCTTTTCGTTGAGTGACTCGTTCTTTTTACGACCCTGACAATGGGCTCTTTGACTGAATCCCTTTGGATTGTCGCAGTCAATGCTCTTCTTATACTTGTCGCTCCACTTCTCGATCATCTCGACCATTGGCCAGTCCAATGGCACTTTGTATCCTTTATACTCAGCGATCTCTCCTATGTCAGTCTTGATGATGTCAACATTTGTGTCGTTGAGTTCGATCTTTCCTTCTGTCCAAAGCTCTCGGGTTTCTCGAAAGAATTCAAAGTAACGATCCGAACCGGGCCTGTAGATATTGTCAACAAAGGGAATCTCCCTCTTTGACATTTCTACTATAGACTCAAATACGAAATGTTCTCTAAAATTCTTCATTTTCCTTTATGTTTCTTCCAGAGATCTGCATCGGCAGTTGTTCTTGTCTTACCACCCGTGATAAACGAGTTGACTCGGGCGTGACCCCACTGCTCCGGTGTTGTGCCGGGGCGATGTCCTGTTCTCCATGCAGCCACACCTCTCTTGTAAACCTGTTTGAGTATGGATGCGGAGATACCAGACGCCTTTGCCTTCTTTGCAATGGACTTGTCTGCGGAGGATTCATCAAGTTTCATCTTTTTACGAAGTGCTTCAATCTCCTTACGGATCTTCATCTGCTTAGGAGAACCTGCCATAAGTTTCATTGCCTTCGTGTACAACTTGATGAGTTTTACTTTATCGTCTTCGTTGAGTTCCATATCCTCATAGGCAAGGACTGGATCGGTTGTTTTAAAATCTTTCTTACGCATAATCGTTTTGTTTGTAACTTCGAACTCTCCGTTCTTGAAATCAACCACAACAGGTAGATTGAGATCGGACTGTATGTCCTTCAGAACTGCTTCGGCGTCTCCATGTTTCTTAATGTTCTTTCCTTTGTTCCTTGCGATCTTCTTGAACAACCTTTGCAACTCCGCAACTGTGATGGCTGGTTTGTTGCGTTTGTCGTTCATACGATCCGCAAAATGTTTTGTAAATTCAATGTCGATGTCGAACTTGTTCAAAAGACGATCACCGAACTTCTCAAGATCTGCAAGTTGTTTTGCCGTGACCTCTTCCTTGTACAAGTCCGGAAACTTCTTCTTCATTGCCTTAGTGTATTTCGAAGGTTTGGTCTTTGCAGACTTGTCGCCCGGAGCAGGTTTGTATGCCGAAGGATCATCGTCGTCTTTTTTCGCACCCTTCTCGAAGTGACGAGCTCGAGCGGTCTTAGTGGACTTCTTCATGTCCTTTCCGTAATACTTTGCGGGTTGCGTTCCCTTACGATCCTTTACATCTTTGTCCTGTCGAACTTCAGAAAGACTATCAACGAAGTGTTTGTTTTCGTTGGTGTCAACGATGAAATTTGTTCTTCTTTCAGCAATGGTAATCTCGTTGTTACCCGAGTAAACAGTATCTCCAACATTGAAGATGTCACCCGCAACATATCTCTCACGAATAGTAGACAACTGAGGCAACTGAATATGTTTGCGAAAGTTGACCATTTCCTTCAATCCCATTCTCTTACGAAGTAGATTGAAGAGTGTCATATCCTCACCATAAGACCTTGGAAGACCCTGTGAAAAGGATTTGAAGTCACCTGCAACTGCGGCTGCTCTCATCTTAGAGGCGCTCATTCCTGTCACACCTTCTGCATCGGGATCTCTTTCACCAGCGGAGATCACATCGATACCATCCGGAAACTCGTAGAAACCATGTCGTCCCTTGACTCCAACATACTTGTTGAGAAGTTTACGAAACTCGGCAACACGATCCGATCCAACAACCATTACAATACGAGTGAATCCCTGATCGTAAAGAGAAGTAGCCACATCAAAGACGTTCTTGATTCGCGAATCCAGAATGATGTTTCGTCCGTGCTTTGGAAACATCTTACGCATAATCTTTACCTTCTCATCGTACTGAAGAGGATTTTTCTTGGCATCTTGAGAGTGAGATGCGTACACACGATAGTTGCTACCAATCGCAACCGATGCAAGTTTGTTCATCAACTTCTCGTGGCCTGTTGTCGGTGGATTGAACCGACCAAATGTAAATACTACTTCCTTTTTCTTATCTTCGTTGTACTGTATAAATGATTTCACTGTATTATTTATCTCTCCCAACCTTTTACTACATCTTTTGAAAAATTGTTCATTGAGAACTCCATACGATCCACAAGTTTTACGGCACCGTCGTTTGTCTTGTCGATTGCAACAAAACCTTCACTGCCCGTGACTTTGAAACCGTTTCGAGTTCTTACAAAAGTGTCAAGTTCTTTGACCTTATCAAGTTTTGAAATAATAAGAAGTTTTGCATCGACTATTGCGTTCTGTAGAGCAAAGACCAGATCCAAGTTCTTTTTGTTATCCTTTGAGAAGAACTTCATAACCTCATCGAGTTTTGCCTGTACTCCGGCCTTACCCTTTTCGGTTTTTCTCTTCTCGATTTCCTTACCAAATTTACTCCCAAACCAAAGGATCAAATCGTTGACGTGTTTCCCCGTGTTCTGTATCCTCTTCCCTCTTCGCACCAAAGAATTGTTGTAGGTCTCGATGTATCCAGCGAGCTCGCTGTTTGATTGGAGTTGCCGCAACGTAGTGCCCGCTATCTTTTGGAATATCTTTCCTGCTTTTGATAGTGCCTCCGTTACCTCTCTTGTTTCGGTGGCCGTGAGTGTTGCTGTTCCGCTTTGATCTTTGTAATCTGCGTCCTGATACCATATAGAAGTTTTTTTCTTAAGTTTACCAATATCTACTCCGTATGATGCTTTCATTTCCTCAAAGGATTTTCCTGTGTAGGTTGTATGAAAGACCACACCTAAGTTTGCCTTCATTATGGTTTTTGCTAGATCGGACTTGACGGGTACTGCATAGACGATTGTGTTTGGTTGGAATGTTATGTACTTCTCACCGTCGATATTCTCAACGTTAAGATCATTCTTTGTAAACATAATATCGCCTTGAATCACATCTTTGATTCCAAGATCTTTCAATTCATTGTACGCTGTTACGAGTTTATCCGCAAGATCTCCGGAAGTATCAGCACGAACATCGGCTTCTGACTTGTAGACCTTTGGATTCTTATTAAAAATTCCTTTCTTTGCAACGAAGAACTTACCATCACTTGGATCAGTTCCGGCAAAGACTGCGGGCGCTCCGTCCCACTTGACTGTTACATCGAATCGGCTCTTACCCTGTCCCGCCAACATATCGCGAAACGCACGAAGAGCAGCGATTGCATCTCTCGCACCAGTCACACCACCGTAGATCACACGATCTTCGATGTGCGTCATATGGACATTCTTGCCCGCCTTTGACTCAACTATAAACTCTTTAAATCCTATCATTTTGTCGCCGGATTTGGTTTATAGTCACACATAATGTGAGAAGGATAGAGACCACCCTGTTTGTTTCTTATGTTGAATTTGAAGATGTAAAGAGGTGTCACAACCTCAATGTCGATTCTTTTTGCCTCGCCCGGTTTCGGATAGAGGATTCTGATACTCTTGATCGTAGACGCCCTTTTCATTCGAGATGCAGTCATCTCGTAGAACTCTACTTTCTTACCCTTTCGATGAACCATCCAATAACCATAACCAATACCAGTTATCAACAATCTCTGTAGAGCCTTCTTGTTGGCTCTCGGATTGACAACATCCTTTTTACCAGACTTTTTGGAAGTCTTGGGATCGTATTTTGTGAAAGTTTCGATGAATCTCTGTTCGTCAATACCGAACATATCGAGGAGTTTTCTTCCATCCGAATTGGTAATCTTACCATTTTCGAATTGATCGGGTGTAAAAATTCTAGCCACTCCCGCATTGAAAAATGTAACAGTGTTTCCGAACTTAGCAGAGAGGTATTGATCACCCTGATCTGTAGTAACCGTAACATCAGTGACTTTAGATCCTATCTTCAGATCTCTTCCACCTATTACTGCTTTAACATCACCGAACACTAGTGGTCTTTTTGTATTTGCACCACCCTCAAGACTGACATTAATGAATCTTGCATCCTTCAAAAAGGCGTCGTGCATATCTTTGATCATTTCCGGAAACTTAAAATCTCCATCTAAACCACTTTCTTTATATTTTTCCAAATCAGAAACAATTTGATTTTCAAAGGCAAATCCCTTCGACTTGCTTCCTCTTCCTCCCCTTGAACCATTTCCAGCAGATAGTTTGAATCCATATTCACTGGATAATTGAGGAAGATCAAGATCGATTGCAACTGCTCTTGCAACCTTTATTCCCTTTTCTTTTTTAGATCCAGAAAGGGCAAATGGATCTGGCATCCCAGTTTGTTGAGTAACAAAAGAATAAAGAGATTTGAGTTTCTCTTTTTGATCGTCTGATAGGTGGCCAATATCATCAATCTCGACTTGAGATTTTGGTATAATATCGTATGCCTCTGATAAGAATTCTTTAAACTTTAACATAGATCCCATGAATTAGATAACGTATCTATTTATAAGATTAACTAATTTAAATGAAACCCTTTGCCCACTTTTCGTGAGTGTATTCAAACTCCTCCATATATCTCACATAGAGACCAGTCTCTCGACCAGCAGCCTCGATCTCCCAAGGCCAATCATAGTAGTGAACCTTGCTTGAGTCGTATTCTTCATTTTGCCAATATACCAGATCAAGGGAGATTCCAGAATCTTTCATCTCTCCAAGGGCATATTGTTTGACGTGAACCATCTCATGAGCCAAGGTCTCGATAAGATCCGCAAGATTATTACTTGAGTCCAAACGGATTGTAAACTCCCTTGGTTTTGTTCGACGATCTTCCCAGATACAATCTCCTTCGGTATCCTCCTTATACTTGAGTCGATGGATCAATTCGATGTTCAACCTGAGACTTGGCAGCTTTCTCTTGAAGAGAATCCTCTCGAAAAAGTAGGCAGCTCGTTCAACATGTCCTCTTTTTGTCTCGGTAGAACCTTCTATTTCAACTATCATCTTACCCCATTATGGACTATAACCTGTGGAAGTCAAGGCCCAAACGTGTAAAAAAGATGTAAAAGTGGACTTTAGATCTTGAAAGAACTGAAATCGTGGGATGAACTCTTGTCAGAAGTACCAGAATCCTCGGATGTGAGAGTCTGAGCGGACTCTTCAACATCGTACAGCCTCATCTTTGACCGATCAATTCCCACCACAAACCTCTTGTTTTGAGTCGGATCGTTGTACCGATTCTTGAGTTGTTTGATCATCAGTTGATTCAGACCTTCGAGTTTCTCCGTAGAGATCAGAGCGAACATCAAATCCGCAGTTGCCGGAAGACCAAATGACTCAGAAGTATCTGTCAATTCAACATCAGTATTACCAAATCCAGATCGTGTTACCTGAGTCGCAGACCAGATCGGAACATTGAATTCAACTGCCAATCCTCTCAACTCCTCGGCGATTGCCTTGATGTATGAGTAAGTATTGACCGATCCACCCAGACCCTTCATTCGAGAACTTGCACAAATGTTGAGATAGTCGATGTAGATCGAATCCGGAGCAAAGTCTTTCTTCATTCTCAACTCATCCAGAAGAGCCCGAAAGTGACCGACATGAGCAGTCGCAGTTGGATATTCCTTGATGATCAACTTACCTTGAGTCTTCTCTCGTATCTTCGAAACCTTAGTCTTGAATGTATCTCTTGGAAGATTCTCAATCTGATCTATCTGAACATCCAGAAGATTCGCATCAATACGTTCCGCGATCTTTTCCTCAGCCATCTCCAATGTGATGTAGAGAACATTCTTACCCTGTCGAAGATTGTCGGCAGCGAAGTGACACATCGCCAAACTCTTACCAACACCTGTTCCCGCAAGAACAATGTTGAGAGTCTTTCGCGACACACCACCCTTTGTGATCGTGTTCAGAAGTTCAATGTCAAACGGACTCTTGTCTTCTTGTAGATGATAGAAGTCATATCTTTGATCGACGTTCTCAAGATAGTCGTGGCCGATGTTCGTATCAAAAGAGATCGCAAGAGCCTTGGATAGAATATCTGGTATTGCACCTTCGGTGTGTTTCTTGTCCTTTCCGTCAATGATCGAAATAGACTTGACGATTGCAATAGTAACTGCTCGTTGTTTACACCACTCTTCGGTTCGGTTCAACAACCAATCAGTATCACTTGGTTCACCTTGATCAATCGATTTGATGCAAGAAAGAATATCATTTGCATCAGACCGATTCAGTGCGGCAGAACTTTGAAACTCAACCTCAAGGGCTGTGACGTTAGGAACTTTGTTGAACTTAGAGATGAAACTTAGAATCAATTCATAGACTGGTTTCTTCTCATTCTCAAAGTATTCCGATTTTACATGAGGAATTACCTTACGGCAAAAGTCCTCATTCTTTACTATCGTCTGAAGTATTATCGTCTGAAGATCTGTCATTATCTACGCTGTCTTCCAAAATTTCAACAAGAATATCACCAATAAAAATTGAGAAGGCCTCATCCTTTTCAAGTTCTTCTTTTGATTTACCAAAGGCAGGAGGAACTTCTTCAATTCGATAATCAAAAGTGAGTCTCGCATTTTCACACTCACCATTAGGCTCAGATACTTTAACTTTTCCATAGGTATATATTATACCATCATACGGTTTTTGCAAGGCTTTAATTGAAGTAAAATCAGAATCTGCCTTTTCTACGAATACATATCTATCACTCATTCTTCTATTTGTTCCTGTATCATATCCTTGCTTGCAACCTTGAAACGCTTTTCGATGTAAGATGCAAAGTCAGTTTTGTCAAAAACATTTTCCCAGAACTCACGATTCATAGTTTGAGCTTCACGAAGGTTTTGAGTTAGTTCTTCTCCAGTTTCAGGATTGATTGCCTGATACCATCCGTTCTTTGGTTTACGAGCGTGACCAGATTCAAGTGCCACATCCAGAAGACCAGACCACTTTTGAATACCACCATCCCAAGAGACAGAGATTGGAATCTTAGACTTCTCTCGAACAAACCGAGACTTCTCAACATTGATAATAAAGTGATACCCTTGAATCTCTGTACCCTTCTTATCCTGTTGACGACCGATGATCCACACGTTGTCGGCAGAATACATAACTCCTGTACCACCCGAGACAACCGCCTTTGGAAACATTCCCTGTTCCATGTAAGTGTGATTGACCGCAAGAAGAGGAATATCTCTCATTGTCAACTGAGGAGTGATCATACGGAAGAGACCCTTCAGAGCCTTTGCTCGTGTCATATCCGCAACAGACTTCTCATTGAGAGCGTCATCAAGTTCCTTCTTAGATGCGATATTACCAACCGAGTCAATCACAACAATCACCTTATCAGTTCTCTCGATCTCATTCAGTTGATTGACCAGATCGAACTTCAACTCTTCGACGTTCGTTACCGGACTGTGAAGAACTCGACTCGTGTCAATACCAAAGGATTTGAAGTAAGACTGTGGCGATCCAAACTCTGAATCATAGAAGAGAAGAACCGCATCATCGTGTTTATCGAGATACGCCGATGCCATCAACAGGGCAAAGGATGTCTTGAAGTGTTTTGATGGGCCTGCAAGGACTGTGAGTCCCGATGAGATACCACCGGACATAGAACCGGAAAGTGCCACGTTGATCATTGGCACCGAAGTTGGTGTTTGTTCCTTCTCGGCAAAAAACTTGGAATCAGACAGAATATCTGATGCACCAATCCGAGAAGACTTTTTGAGTTTACTTAGTAATGACATAATTTTATTTAACCTGTATAGGTTATCATATTTTTAGGTGTTTGTAAAGAACAAATTTCGTTTACAGCTCAGAATGACGAGGAAAGATTCTTTTCTCTCTTTCCGTTAGAGTTGTGTTGTAGGCATACAATCGACAATCATGAAAGGGTAAGCATTTCTTTTTATCTATCTTTCCCTTTACATTACACTCTTTCGTTGGGTACTTTAAAATAGTTTCTTTATCTGCACATATAAACTTATTTCTTTGTCGATTAATCCAAACCATAATAAATGGTATTGGTTTTTTTAAAAATTTCATTTTTCTATCAAGGAAGCTTACATGTTGATAGTGGCGTGGCCACTCACCATTCCAAGGAACCATCATTTCTAAATCAAATGTATATCCCAACACACCATTCTTTTTTACTCCAAGATCTACACCATAATCTCCATCTGGTTTTGAGACCCATTCTGCATCCGTCTCATTTTTACCCATACTGGATTGAAAGAATTTCATGAAACTCACAAATGCTTTGATGTCTTTATCATCATCGTATCTGCCATATTTACGATCTATTCTTTCACTATATTTTCCGATATCGTCTCGGTTTACATATTCACGTACATTCATAATATTAAAAAAGGCGAACACTTAGGGGGCTAGGTAAGTGCGTTTAACTTTTGATTCGTCAAAGAATTTTTCTGCTAAATGACAGCTTTTTTGCCACTTGTGAGGAATCTTCTCCCACTTCATTACCACTTCAGAAATCCCTACCTGAATGATCGCCTTTGCACACTCGTGACAAGTCGGAAGGCCGTAGACAAACATCGTAGAACCATCCAATGAAACTCCGTTGCGTGTTGCGTTGTAGATCGCATTCACTTCAGCATGAACAATTCTTTCATACTTTTTTTCTCGATCATCGTAGTATTTTGGATCGTCGTCCATACCTCTTGGGAATCCGTTGTATCCCTGTGAGAGAACTTGACCGTGGTTTCCTACGATTATCGCACCTACCTTTTTTGATGGATCTTTGCTCCAAGTGGCGACTTCACCAGCAAGATCATAATATCTGTTTTTCCACTGTCCGTTCATTTCATTGCGATTGCTCCTATAAAGAGATGGTTTTGCCAGAAGGGTTGAATCTTCCTCGAATCGAATCCGGCAGTCTCCAACATTGAAATCAATTCTTGCCAAGTGTTAGGCTTCAACATATGTCGAAGAGTCTTTTCCTTATCAAGAATGTCCTTATCTTCAAATGTCTTTCTCTTGTGATCGTAGAAAGTAAATGTGATCATATCTTGAAGCCTCGAATCAGAAGAAATAGTTTTTTCTGAAAAGATAAATGCACCACCCGACACAAGACTATCGTAGATCTTTTTCAAGATTCCTTGTCGTTCAGATGGAGGCATAAACTGTAGAGTAAAGAGAGATGTAATCAAAGAATAACTGGATGACTTGAACTTGAAGTTTCGAATGTCCTCGACGTGAAACTTCGCACGACCCAGTTCTTTTTGTTTAATCTGTTCTTCTCGATTCAACAAACCAGTATGAAACCCACTTGCATACTCAACTCCAACATAAAGAGTCTTAGGAGCGAATGAGCGATTCTGTTCCATCATGGCCATGATGGTTTTTCCGGTTGAACAACCAATGTCCAGAACCATTTTGTCTGAATCATTCTCAACAAAGTATTGAGAGAGATTCACTACATCGTCGTGGAGGTTAGAGTAACCTCGAATCGAATCTTCGATGTGGTTGTCAAACCCTTCTTCTCGATGGGCAAAGGTAAAATCAGGTGTGTTTTTCATTGTATATTTTTAGAACATTTTCGTAGACTGCTTCCGCAATCTTTTTCATCATTAGAGGAGGAACCATACGTCCACAGCGTTCGGCACGTTGATTCCATTTTCCAGTAAGTTTAAAATCATCGGGCAAAGACATAATACGCTTTAATTCGCCTAATGTCAACTTTCTTTTTTCACTCCAATGAAATGCACCGGCAGTCGTGTCACCACTACCCATGGCTGTTATAGTTGGGGCAGGAACTTCCAGAGAAACTCTCTTGAGATTAAAGTGATGACCCTTTGGATGGTAGTCCATACCAGTCAGAACCTTCTTTGGAAAAGTCTCCATCTTAGATCCAGTATCTCTCCAGTAGGCAGTTTTAGAGAACTTGTCTGTCAAGTATTGAACCTCTTCTTTGTCATAGTCCAGACCAACCAACGCATCTTTCAAAGGAATGACTTCTTTGCTCGGTTCCGGAAACACATGACCGATTGTCATAAAGTTCAAACCGACTTCGTCCATCACGTCATTACGAATCGCGATAAAGATTACACGAGTCCTTGTTTGAGAAACACCATAGTAACGAGAATCCAGAACCTCGTAAGAAGGAGAATATCCAATCTCTTCAAAGGTGTTCAGAATACGCTTCAAGTATCCTTTGGCTTCTCCGATAGTCAACCCTTTGACATTTTCCGCAACAATCACCTTTGGCTGAATGTCCTTTGCGACACGAAGAAACTCAAAGAAAAGATCTTCGATGTTCTCAACGATCTTACCATCAGAATAGTTTTTAGTTTGCCCCCATCCATCCGAATGACTTCCACCCGAAGAATGGGAAAGTTTTCCGGCAACAGAAAAAGCAGAGCAAGGGGGAGATCCATCAAGAATATCCAACTCACCTTCCTTGAGACCAACAAGATCCAAAAAGTCTGAACCCTTCAGTTCTTTGATATCGCCTGGAATGATAGGAGTGTTCGGATAGTTCTGTGCATAAGTGTTCTGAGCTTCTTCAACAAACTCGTTAATACAAAGAACATTTCCTCCGGCAAGTCGATAACCAGTCGAAGAACCACCACCACCCGCAAAGGTAGATATTACATTAAATTTGTTTTGTTTCGATGCCTCAATTACATCTTGTAAATTATAAGATTTATACATTTATACTACTATGTACTATTTTCACCTATTTGTCAACACAATATATCAGAAATTTTATTCGCGAGATTCTCGAACCATTCAGTATCTCCGCCGTGTCGAGTCGTTTCAGCGGCAGTACCAATTCGTATTCCGCTCGTCTCGGTGAATGCTCTTGGATCGTTTGGAATCCCATTCTTGTTGACTGTGATACCATTCTCTTCAAGAAGATCAGCGGCTTCACGTCCACTGTACTTACTCTTAGATAGATTCAACAAAAGGATGTGACTGTCTGTTCCATCCGTTTGAATTTTGATACCTCGTTTCCGAAAGATCTTTCCCATCGCCTGTGCGTTTTCAACGACATTCAACGCATAGGTTTCAAACTCCGGTTTCAGCGCCTCGCGGAAACATTGTGCCTTTGCCGCAATGATATGCATCAGTGGGCCACCTTGAGTGCCGGGGAAAACGGCGCTGTTGATTCTTCGAGTGTAATCTTTCTTGTTCCACAAAATGATCCCACCTCGTGGCCCTCGAAGAGTCTTGTGAGTTGTTGAAGTGACTACATCTGCATAAGGAAATGGAGTCTCGTAAGCGGATCCTGCAATCAATCCAGAATAGTGTGCGATGTCTGCGAGAAGATACGCTCCACACTTTTGTGCGATTTCGTAGAACCGCGAAAATTCAATTTGTCTTGGATAAGCACTCGCTCCCGCAACAATCATTTTTGGTTTTATTGATAGGGCTTGTTCCTCGATTTCTTCGTAATCCAACATACCTTCATCATCCACACCATAGGAATATGAGTGGTAAATTTTACCGGATATGTTCGGCGGACTTCCATGCGATAGATGCCCACCTGAAGCAAGATCCATTCCAAGAATGATATCGCCAGGTTTTAGAAATGCTTGATATACGGCGGTATTCGCATTGGCGCCTGAGTGTGGTTGGACATTTGCATACTTACAACCAAAGAGAGACTTCACCGTTTCGATGGCCAGATCCTCGATCTCGTCCATATGATCACAACCGTTATAGTAGCGCTTCTTTGGATATCCCTCGGCGTACTTATTTGTGAAGACACTTCCGCAAAACCACATTACGGCCTCGCTTGCGAAGTTCTCACTTGCGATCAGTTCAATGGTTTTGTGCTGACGAACCTGTTCGTTTTGTAAAATTCTTAGAACGTCTCTGTCTGGTTCTATGCTCATAGTTTTTCTTCTCCTGCAATTTCGTGATTCATATTAGTGTTCTGCCAAGAAATGATTCTCTCCTTGGCCGTGTTGAAAATTTCGGTGTCGCGTTCGATTCCTATGAACTTTCGTCCACTTCGAAGACAGGCAATCGCAGTTGACCCACTACCCATTGAGAAGTCGAGTACAGTTTCGCCTTCGCGGGTGTATGTTCTCACCAGATATTCGAGTAGATCGACGGGTTTTTGTGATGAGTGAATTCGACACTTAGGATCGACTACGGCGAAATCAAGAGTTGTCTTTGGATATCGCGTAGTAACACCGCCTGCGTAGTCTCTTTTGTTTGTCCCATGCCATAACTGTCCAACACTACTTCCCTTGGCGGATTGCGTCGGTTTGTGACCTTCGCTCATCTGTGGATAATAGCGGCCGGGCTTACGATAGAACACGTTGATTTCTTCATGGGCCCGGAGCGGTTGTCGCTTCGCGTGAAAGAAGTTCGTGGCTATATTTTTCGTCCATATCCAACTATATTTGTGGTTCTGGATCTGGCTTGCAATCAGCGGGTGCGTGAATGGATTCGCGGAGTGTAGAGCGATCACTCCATCCTCGTCCAAGGAATTCCATAGAAGCGGCCACAACACCGGCCAATCGAGATGTTGATCCCAGTGACAAGCGGTTGACCCAAACGGCGGATCGGTTATAACGGCATCGGTCTTTATTTCTCGAATCACATCCATACAATCTGCGTTGTAGAGCGTAACACAAGATGGAATTTTCTCATTCTTATTACCGAAAATTTTGTCCCAGTTTTGCTGCATTTGTGCATCGGGAATCTGTTCCAACCGTCTTTTGCTTCCCTTGCCATTCATACTTATTTAGCAGGGAAAACATCGATTGAAATGTAATGACTGACATGAAAGTAATCTGTCATAGCATCACTCTCATTGAAGTAATCCTTTCCATACATCGCCGCAGTCAACTCATCGAACAACTTGGTGATCTCTGGAGAGAAATTATTGTAGTGATAAGGATTGATCGACAATCCCCACTCTCTCTTGAAGTCGTCCATGTGACTCTCAAAGAGACCGCGAACGTCCTTGATTTTCAGAGCAAGGGTCGAATAATTTCGAACCGACAACGATCCCTTAAGACCGTACTTTTTAAGGATTTTCTTGATAGCAGGAGCTCTCTCTGCTTTTCGTTCTTTATTCATGTGTGCCATAATTATTTCCTATCTCAGTTTCTATTATTACTCTAAACCAATTTTGTTGAATGTCAACCCTATTTTTGTTAATTATTTGTAAAAGAGTGGTCAGCCACCGTAAGACGATATTCCTCGACGGGATTGTCACCTTCGTCTTGTCGAAGAGACTCGATCATCGCAACCGCCTGATCCTTCGTAGTAAACGACCACATAAGAGACCAATCGAAATTTCGGGTTTCGTCCGGTCTTTTTACAAATCGTGATTCGATTCGGAAATCAAGCGGAGTATTTTCGTAAACGTTCATTGCCATAATTTTTATCTCTAATTTAAGAAGTGGGGCCCCAAGGGCCAATCGTAGAACCAGCGCCCTTGAAGAAGTTGACGACCGCAACTGCCTTTTCGAGAGGATGTTCGTAGTGGATGGTGTAACCATCAGAGTAAATAACCGCATCTTCGGTAAGACTGATCGTGCCGTGATCTTTTCCGTCAGGCCCGAAGACCTTTGCGGAATGTCCAACGTAACCTGCGAGGCGTTTTCTTTCTTCTTCAATCGTGATCATGTCTATACTCTAAACTAATTTTATTGGATGTCAACCCTATTTTTGTAAAAAACTTGTAAATGCTTTACCAGAACCGACCGTACTTGTGTGTCGCTTTAGGGCGAAGTTCTGGAGGAATCTCGAAGACAATTTCATCGAAGTATTGATAAAACTTTTCCTCATCACGCTTGTAAGAAGGAACATCTCCAAGGACTTCGGTGTAGGCATCGGCATCGATGAAATTCCAGTTGAAAGAACCGTCTTCTAAACGATTTTCTGGAAGTTTGATGGCGGCAACAATCGCCTCTTTAACTGTTTCTTTAGTAACTCTCTTAATCATGTCTATACTCTACACTATCCTATACAGAAGTCAAGAGCTGACATGGTAAAAAAAATGTAAAAGATTCACTGAGAAAGAGCGTAGGAAATCGCCCTTCCGGCTTCCATTGTCATCGGTCTTTGTTTGTACCAATTGCCTGTCTCAAGGTCGATCTCCTTGCAGAGACGAGAAACTTCCTCTGGAGTGATCGGATACTTGGACTTGATCGCATTTGACGCGATTGAGACCATGATCTGATACATCTTTGAGTACCATCCTGTCTCGGTGATTGTCCGGTATTCAGCGATCATCCTCTTGTTGACAAAGGGGCAGTCTCGATAGGTAGACCAAACAATGTTGGTATTTGTCAACTGATTCTTACGATGCTCCTCAAGTTCCTTTCTCATATGTTCTGGAATGGAATCAAGGAAACTGTTGCGGAATCCTTCGACATACTCGTGTTTCTCCATCAACTCTTTAGGATTCAGAAAGTCTTTTTTGTTGGTAAAGATGAAATTGTTGGCGTTCGGATACTGAGCCGGAACATAGTACATTCGACTCAAGTCTTTGGTTTGTTTGTCACCCAGAGAATTGAACTCGGTGTTGAGGGCAAACCAGAAATGACGAATCTTATCGGAAGGTACAACATCCGTAAGAGGCAGAACAATTCGAAACTTTGGTTTCTCTTTCGTGCTGGATGCAGATGAGTAACAGATGAAGTAGTGGTCTTCAAAGACTCTTAACGCATCCTCAAACGTTGAGTCGTACTCATCCACATCCAGCGCGGCCCAACGGTTCCATTGGATTACGTTGGTGTTCTTTCGCGTTGTGTTACTTTCGTAAGACGCCGGACTAATCAGAGGAGAACCTTGGCGGAAGTCGCCCTTCTTTGGTTTGTATCCTGGCTGTTTACTAAGATCGTAGAGAAGTCCCTCAAACTTCTCAAACGAATCAAAAGACATAGACTTATTAGTCTTGTTGTCAAAAATGGATTTAAATAATGTTAGGGAGTACACGTTCTCAGATGTTTCAAAGCATTGATTATTCTTTTTGGATATTCACCAATATAACATCCCGCAGTCAAATCGTCAAGACTAATCAGATGTTTATGAAAATGTTTGATGTTTTTCCACTCGTCGATCATTCTTCGAGCAATGCTATCATAATAAAAATCAGTGAAGATTGGATCACTTTCTTCGTAATACGCATAAGACGCCATCAGATACCAAGGCACCATCAAGTTCTTATCTTCTTCGATGTATGTTGTGGCTGTTCCTTCGTAGTTCAAAGAACGACGACACCTTCGTTAATTAATCGTGTGCGATTTGCCAAGTGTGCTTCTTGCACGTCTTCTTTGGATTGTCCCATATAGTGAACCGCGTGGCCTTCTTCAATCATAATCTTAGTAACCATACGATCTCCGACTTCAAAGTCCCCAAGGATACGACCAAACTTACCCTTCTTGTCTTCTCCGCTTTTTGAGATCTGTGTATGAAGAGTACCAGTCTTTCCCAGAAGTTCTTTGAGACGCTTCTTTGCGGCAAGTCCAAACTTCTTTTCTACCTTGTCTCGGGTACGACTCTCCGGAGTATCAATACCCATAATTCGTACTCGCTCTTTTTTGAGCCATACGCCAAATCCAAGATCGATATCCACATCAACTGTGTCACCATCGACCACTCTTAAAACTTTTACTTTATAATCGTACATTATTGATCTCCGTCATCACCAATTGCTTCAACTGGACAACCCTCAAGAGCCTCCATACAAAGATCGATGTCTTCTTGTGTTATTGGTTGAGTGTGTACATAAGACCAAGCTTCTTCTTCATTTCTCGTGAAGAAATCAGGAGCAGTCTCTCGACAAAGATCGCAGTCGATACATTGATCATCTACATAGAACTTTCCTTCTACATTATCGTCTAACCTGTCTGCTATATCTGCCATATTACTCTACATTGAACCGTTTCAAGAAAGTATTTATATTTTCTCGAATGTCCAGTAGACGATCCACAACTTCTTCGTCATTTATAATCGGGTTGATGTAATGTGGCAAACCGTATCCAACACTTTGTTTGAGTAAGTCAACCTGTTCTCTTAACAAGGTGACACGATATTTGTAATAATCAGTTTCAGATTTTGGTATTTCATTCATAAGAGTAGACTATATTATTTTTACAATGTTGTCAAGATTAAACAAAGAAATCTTCGAGAGAGACAACTGGCTCCGACTTCCAATCAATCGCATCCAGAATCATTTCAAGAGGATCCAGAAAAGTTTTTTGAAACTGTTTCTTGTAGTCAATGTATTTACTCAGGTCAAGTTCGGAAGGCAAAGTCTCCGGAAAGGAAATCACATTTTCCTGAATAGAGTTTGGAATAAGAAGATAAAGAAACTTGATCTTGTCTCCATTACGAACCAACTCATATTTCTTCTCCAAGCCATGACGTTTGAGATAGTGATTGTAGAGAAGAGACCCGCGAACATGAATCGGAGTTCCCTTGCGATAGATCTTTTCTGCATCACGAAAAGAAGTGACATTGCTCACTCCTCGGGGAAAAGAAACTGCCTCAGCCGGAAGAGTCGAGAAATGTTGACGAAACATCTCAATAGCATCCTGAGTTTTCTTCTCGTCACCTGTCATAATGATCTTGAACATCTCATTCATCGCATCGCGACAAACCTGTGGAGTAGAAGACTTGACAGCCTCGATGCCCATCATCTTGATCTTTGGTTTTGCATACTGGACACCCTCGTTGTTGTGGACATTCAAAATGTATCTCTTCTTCGCAGTCCAGATTCCACGATCCGCAATCGCCTCACGTTTCATCACCATACGATTTGAGTAGGCATTTGTCATTTCCGCGAAACGACCATAGGACTTTTCAAGCAAAGGTTCAATGGCTTCCGATCCAAACTTGTCAAGAAAGTCGATGGGATTCTCAGGTTTTACTTTCTCGACCAGATCATTGACATTGATGTAAAGAGAATCAGTATCAATCGCAACGACTCGATCCTTGTCATCACCCAGAACTTTGGATAGGTAATCGTTGACTGTCTTCTCGCCCCAACGAATAACTGTCTGACCGGAAAGAGTGACTGCCGACGCAACCTGAATGTCAAAGTAACGAAAGTATTTGTTTCCCAAGGCACCGTAAAGTGAGTTGAGCAGAATCTTGATCGCAACCTGAAGAGTCTCCAGACGAGCGACATTTGATTGTGTTCGGAAATACTCAGAAGAACTTACATTGGAAAGAGTCTCAAGTTTTGTCTTCTCCTCCAACATCTCCTTCTTGATCGTCACACGACGAGCATAGAGTTCCTCGACGATCTCCGGAATGATTCCCTTCTTGTCACGACGAAATGTAGCACCATTACACGCAACCGCAAGATTCTCGTTTGGAACATTTACCTTCTCTTCGGAAAGAATCTTGTCAGGATTAGTATCCGAAACACAAGACTGTCGAACCAAAGTCTCCGGTGACATATTGTACTGAATAATTAGATTAGGATAGAGAGAGTTCAAGTCAAACGACATCACCCAATCGTGCATACCGACTTGAGGCTCCTTGACGAAACCGCCTGGAAACTTACTCGACTTGGTGTTGTTGTTGGATGGCATGATCGCCACTTTACTACGAGCCAGACGACGAAAGATAATCGAATCCCAGATCGCAGTTGTTCCCAGAGTATCCTGATAGTTGACTCCACCAAGATAAGCCATAGTCAGAACCAAAGTAATCAAACCCAACTTCTCTTCCATTCTCTCAATCAACTCAACATCCTTGATATTGTAGTCAACAAACATTTGGTAATCCGCACCGTAAAGATCTCGAAGAGAACCGACTTCGGAATAGTCCAACTTCTTCTCACCCAGAACGACATTCGCAATGTGATTCAAGGAATAGGATTCTTGATTGCCATAAGTATTCAGCGTGAACTTCTTGAAGAGATCCATGTAATCCAAGTGTTGAATCCCCTTGATCTCAAAGATGGTATGATCTCTTCCTTGAATGACAATCTCCCTTTCATCGATCTTCTTCCAAGGAGAAAGCAGATTTGTTTTGACATCTCCTAGAAGATAACGCATTCGAGCAACCATGTAAGGAATATCAAAGAGTCGAGTATTCCAACCTGTGATGATGTCCGGAGTGTTCTCGGGATTGGCCCAGAACTGAATGAACGCATCCAACATAGAAGCCTCATCGGTAAACTGACGATACTCGATCTCAAGATCTAGTTGAGACTTAGACTCATCGTAACCTTTCATTCCCCACACTCGATAGGTTTTGTCCTTCGAACTTTTGTAGGCAATCGTGAGGATCTCGTTTGTAGGATTGTGAACATCCGGAAAACCATCACCATACGAAGTCTCGATATCAAGAGAAGCCGTGTCAACCATGTTACGACTGTATCGAATCTCATTTGGAAAGACCGACTGAATAAACGCAGGAACATGTCGAGTGTTTCCGTAAAGTTGAAAGTCATCTACACTGTTGTAGGTTTTCTCAAAGGTGCGAACTTCCGACATAGTGTTGAACGAGATAGGCTCAACCGGAGTTCCGTCAAGGGCAGTCCAATCGGTATTCTTGTTTTTAGACGGAAGGAAAAGTTTTGGTTGGTACTTGACTCTCTTGAGAATCTTTTTACCCTCGTCGTCGTAACCACGATAAAGGAGAGAGTTGCCAAAGCGATCTACGCTTGTATAGAAACCATTAGAAATCATAGATGAATACTACACCAATTAGGGTGTTTTGTCAATAAAAAACTCCACACCTTAGAAAAGATGTGGAGAATTAGAATTAATATAGATTATATTTCTTAACCATTGAGAAATCCTTTCATAGTGACTAATTTCCCTTCTTCCATCGCCTTTCTTTGAAATTCATTTGTTAGTTGAGGAATGATTCCAAGTAAATTGTAACCCTTTTCTTTAGGACAATCTATATTTACGTTAGGAATTTTAGAACTGACAGCACCAAACATTTTTCGATATAATCTATCAACTGTTTGAATGAAATCTTTAGTCTTCTCTTTTGCCTCAGTCTCATATGGAGTATTTGAGTACAAAATCAATGACGGTAACTCTCCTTTTGCAAGAGAAGGTACAATTTTTTCAGCAAAGAAGAGAGGAGCTCTCCTTCCTCCAGTTTGAAGTAAAGATATATCATCATCTATGTTAATGCCACGGGTTAATAACCAACCTTTCCATTCCTCTCTGGTTTTACATCTAATAAGCCTATTTTTAGTATCAGTCATCTTGTGAACTTCGTTCACTATTTTAGAAATGATGTTGTTACCAGAACCATAGAATCTTTCTACGCTATAATCGGTTATTAGTCTCTCTCTGATTTGATTGCGATCTCTCTCAATCACATCCTCTGTTATGTCACAAACTAAGGCCCCAACAAGAGTGTGATATTCTGTTCTCTTTCCGTAAGGTTGTCTGTTTGACTGAATGCCGATTACTCTATCTATGCCCCCCTCGTTCCTTCTTTCTTTAACAGTACGAACTAACATTACGGGCATATATTTCTCTCCTAGTTTTCGAAGCTCATTTTCACGAGTCCTACCGTCAAGAAGTTTTCCAGTGTAAACATTCTGTATTGGTGGAAAAAACGTGGAAAGAAATCCATCGTTTTCAAAATCGACAGACAACTCTGGTGCATCTGGAGTTCCCTCAGACCTAACGCCCTCGTTATCATCCATCTCAGGATCAATCTTTCGATATTTGAAACAGGAACCATTAGTATATACTGGTTCGCAGGCCTCGGGAAGATGTTTCTGTATTTCAGAACTATTGAAATTAGTCTCTAAGGAGACCAGATCAAAACTTCTACCGAGTATTGTTCTAACACTATTTGTGTTGTTTTTCATGATATGTGTATGTATTTGTATTATTAACAGTGTGTAAATTGATTTCGTCGGTTAGACCTTTACAATTTACTTTAACGTTAGCTATCATGCACATTTCTTGCGATATGTCAAGGCGAATTCCGTAAAAAAATAAAAAAAAAGGCGAGAGGATTTCTCCCCCCGCCCTTCTTAAACTTAAATGAATTAAATCTTAAAATTTTGCAACGATACCAGCATAAAAGCTTTCTTCACTGCTCAAATTTTCACTGTCGTTTGTAAGTATATCGACTTGTCCAAACACATCTACACTAGAAGTGATGCCTTTGGTAAAACGACCAAACAATCTATGGTAATCATAATCATCAATCATGCTGTAAGAACGACCATATTCTCCGCCAACGCGAAGTCCAAGGTTGAAAACCTCAAAGTGGTGTCCCTTTGAGAGAACAACGGAAGAAAGGTAATTCACATCTTGAAATACGTCTCCTCGATTGTTGTCGGCAAGTGTCACCCTCAGATCGGCATCAAAGAATGGTATGAAAGGTAATCCGTAGTAAGTGTCCAGCTCAATCGCCGTCCTCTGTCTTGAATCACTTTTAATGACGAGATCTGTCTCAACAAACTTAAATGAAGTTCCAAGAGTATAATCTACTCTGTCAAACCCATCTGTGATGTATTCGATTGCTCCGTCAAAATTAAGACTTCCAACAGATCCAAGAGAAAGATCGATCTTCCCAAAGGGAGCTTCGGTCTCACTATATGCACCATCGGTTATCTTCTGATCATACCAACCAGCTGTGACCTGATTGATTATTCCGGTTGAGTTGTCAACTGTGATTTCTTCATCCGCACCATAAGTTTTACAGGCGAAGAAACAGCCAACAGCTATAAGGACGATACCTAGTATCGTTAGTTTTTTTGATTTAGTCATGTATTTCCTTTGTTTTGGTTAGTCCTGAAGGAATCCTTTTTTTGAACCTATTTTAATGATTTTAGGTTTCAGATCTTCAGGTATAACTCTCTCCAAACGGACACTCAGGATACCATTGACTAGATCGGCTCCACGAATCTCGATATGCTCAGAGAGGTTAAAAGTCTTTGCGAACTTACGATTTGAGATGCCCTGATGGACATATTCCGCTTGTTCTTTTGAGTCTTTGTTTCCTTCTATAGTTAGAACGTTATCCTTGTAGGTAACTTCAAGATCAGATTCATCGAATCCGGCGACTGCCAGTTCGATTTCATAATTGTCATCATCAATACGAATGACATTATGTGGTGGATAAGTGTTGTTTGTGCGGGTTGAGTTGCCGTTGCGGGCGTTCTCAAGTTCTTCGAATATTCGTTCAAATCCTATAAAGGCAGAACGAGGCCAGGTTGGTATTGTAGTTGTCATGTGTATTTTCCTCCATTAGGCAGGTTTTATTTGTGAGACCCTTTCGGCATCCCATTCGAAACCACAGCGTGTGGTTTGAAATTGATTATGTATTTATACTTTCTTAACGTTCCCAATGGAATATTTTGGCTGTAAATCCCATTGTGATTTGTCTCGATGTGAAATTATTTTTATAAGTCTTAGATCGGTTTGTGGTTGAGCCATTGACTCGTTTACGATGTTGAGAAGTCCCCAATCCGAGAGAAGTGTTGTGATCGTATTTCGTCGTTCGATGTCGTTCTCGGTGAGACTTGCGTTCTTTCCATCCAAAAGGAAGAGTTCCTTGAAATGTACAATAAAGTATCTTCCCTGTTTGTGGAGAATGTGGCAACTCTGAAAAAGAGTGTTAGGTAACTTCTTAGAAGAAACTCCAATCCGAGTAAGAGTTTCTTTTATCTTGAGAAAATCATCAGGTTCATTCAGAGTCACTTCCAACATATCTGTTGGTGTCCAATCATCTATAAAATTATTCATAATGATATTTATATAATGATCACTTTTGAAACCCGCCGATATCCATCGATTTACGCAATTTGTTCACTTCTTCCGAAGAAAAGAGAGGATAAACCGCCTCCGCCTTAGCTCTTGAGTAGTTGTACTTGCGTTGAATCAACTTCACATCATCCTCGACACTTCTCTTCTTTGTCCACTTTGAGAACCTCTTTCTCGGGTTTACAGCATCTCGTAGAAAGTCATACTGCATCCTATGTGGAAGATGCGACAAACGATTCATCTCATTTGCAAAGAGAACCGTATCAGAGAAATAAGAAAGACCTCGATTGATGATAAAGGGAACATAACTCTTATCGGGCGAAGAAGGATCGTTAGGATCAGTAGACGAATCAGCCTTGCAATCCTTCAGAAGATTCTTACTGAAAGTCCCCTCGTTGATCGAGTTGATGAAAGTAAATGGTGTTAGTTTATCGGCCATACCTTTTCAAATCCATAGTGTACGAACATCATTACGATTGAGATGAAGATACCAAAGGCAGTGACATGCCAATCTCCAAACCAGATTCTTCCCATCAATGTACAAAGAATTACCGAAAGAACTCTCCACGTAACAACCTTTATCGTTACTTCCATTTCGAAGATGCCATAAGTTCTGTGAGACAAGCGACAGTATTGATCTCCTGATCCGCGACAAACGCTGCACGATACTGATACTCACCAAGAGACATAATAACACTAGGAATCGATTGTGGCTCTGCAAACTCATAAAGAGTATCGTAGATTCTTCGAAAGATAACCGACGAGTCAACATCACTATTGTTCGTGACCCAACTACGCATCTTCTTGAAGTCTTTTGTCTTGAGATATCCAACAAGTTCTGAAACACTTTGATCGGACATTCCAACCAGAACATCAGCCGTGATCTCACCAGAAGAACTGTACCGTTGACACTCATTAAGAACTCTTCGCCAATCCGGAGCAAAACGCATAATAAGATCCGCAAGAATCTTGTTGTTGAACTTGATGTTTTCCGCATCAAGAATCAACTGCAATCTTTTCATGAAACCTCCGGAGAGTTTCGCAAGTTCTTTCTTACTCGTATTGAACTCCACAACCGTACACCGAGAATGAAGAGGTTCGATGATACGATTCTTGAAGTTACACGTAAGAATGAAACGACAATTGTTACTGAACTCTTCAATGAAACCACGAAGAGCAGGTTGCGTTGACTGAGCGTTAAGATAATCAGCCTCATCCAGAATAACGACTTTGTAGTCCTTTCCCATCAAAGATACCGAAGAAGCGAACTGACGAATCTTCGAACGAAGAACATCAATACCACTTTCCTCGGAAGAGTTGAT